TTTACCTTTCTGCCCTACACCTTTGATACCTATTAAACCAATATGTGATCTTTCTCTAACGTATTGATAAACCTCATGAGTAAAGTGTCCACCTGTATCAATGGCAGCACTTTCTATCTTTATCTCCTTATCATCTTCATTTATAAATTTACCTAATAATATTTCATCTAATTGTTTCCAAACATCTGCCCTAGAAGGAGAACCATATATAACTTGTCGATCAATTAAATACATTTCCTCATTACGACCAAAACCAAAAACAGACATACTAAGTCTGTCATCTTGTGTATCAATCCCCGCAGTCAAAAATAAAACTTCTCTAGGTGGCTTTGTTCTTTCATATTTAGCTTCTGATGCTCGTATCATTAAAGCATCAGCACCGACTTTCGCTTGATATGAATCTTCCCATGTCTCACCTAAGATTGTATTAATCCACGTTTTCAGTTGTTCGGGATCATCTTTACTTTCTAAAAACTCTTCTACTAAATTAGGCCAACTTGCATTAGGTGAATATGAATACGCAGCCCATATATGAAATCCAATATGTTTTGATTTACCTAGTGCAGTTGCTCGCCATTCTCCACGTTCTACCATATATCTTTTCTTCGTATCTGGTATTAAATGACTGCATGATTCGCATTTGTATTTAACAGTATCAGGATCATCATTTTCCCAACAAAACTGCGACCATCTAAAATATTGGTAATGACCGCAGGACGGACATGGACAAAAATATCTCATCTGATTCGTTTGTAAAAACATTCTCTCTATACGAGAAAAATCTTTAATAGTAGGTGTCGAACCAGAAACTATTTTTCTATTCCAGTAATATTCTGTTCTTCTAATACCAAGTTTAATTTGATCTCCCTCAGTACCCGCACCGCCAAGTGGATAACCATCAACCTCATCAAAAAGCACAACTCTACGACTAACTCTTCTAAATCCTCTAGGTGAGTTAGCACCAACTAAAGATAATGTTCCGCCAGGAAAGTTTTTCTGTAGCAATGTATTAGATCCATCTTTTGCTTTTGGATCACTTATTAATCCCTCTAAACATTTACTGTCACGAATCATAGGGGCTATTTCTTCTTTTGAGTAACCAGTAGCATCCTCAATAGTCGGCTGTACAACCATTATTGGACATGGATCTTGGTGGATGTGATAGCCAATAATATGATTCAAAATCTTTGTATATCCAACCCTAGCTGACTTCATAACTGTCACCTGTTCTATATCAGGATCAGTTATTGCATCCATAATTCCTTTTTGATATGGCAATGTCCTCCACCTACCGCCCTCGGCTGAACTTTCTGTAGATAAATAGGCATATTGATCTGCCCAATCACTAAGACTTAGCTTCTCAGGAGGTTTGAAACTATTAAATGCAGTTTTTTCTAGTAATAAGAGATTACTCATGCAGCAGATAATTCTTCTAATGCTTCTCTTACAATGTCATCTATACAACTAACTGCATTAGTATCTAAGTCAGGTAATCTTTGTTTTGCTTTAGATGATATTCCTAATAGTTTTGTTCTTGCTGTTGTAATAATCTCAGTCCACTTAAGTTGTACTTCTTGCATAGAAACAAGTGAGTCTTCTTTCTGTTTACGCTCTAACTCTAATAATTCTGCTTTTAAATGTTCTGTCCTAGCTTTACTTTCTTCGTATTCTGGAATTGAGTCTTTTGTAGAAGAATATCTTTTCTTTTTAGGTGATTTTGATGTTGAAGGCAAAACTGCATTATTTTTCATTCTGCGATATTGACCATTCTTTTTCATTTCAGCAACCATAGTGTCGCTATTTATAACGATATTGCCCTGACTATCCTCCATTGCAGTCAATCGACCTTGCTTTATAGCCATATATACAGCTTGTATAGTTATTCCCATCTTCTCTGCTGCTTCTTTTCTAGTGATAAGAGACATTTGTAAATTAGATAATACGCTTATTATTTACAATAGCGTAATTGTTTATATATGGTATAATACCGCACCACGATTAAGGTTACAAAAATATAAAAATGTGATTTGTTAAGCCATGTAAATTCTATTTACACGAAATGCCTAGAAAAATTTTGGGGCGTGAAATTACCA